AGAACAGGTAACGATTTAAGAAATGCCAGACGTAGTTTTAATTTATTAACTATGGAGTGGCAGAACAGAGGATTAAATCTTTGGACAATAGCATCTGGAACTTTGTCACTTAGCTCAGGCACAGCAACGTACACTATGCCTACAGATACTGTAGATATATTAGAGCATCAGATTAGAACAGGTACTGGCACAAGTCAGGTAGATACAAACTTAACAAGAATAAGTGTATCAACATATGCGCAGCAGAGTGCAAAAAATACACAGGGTAAGCCTACACAGATATTTGTACAAAGACTTGCTGGTTCTGTAACGGTTACCATGTGGCCTGTGCCAGACAGTGCAGATACATATACGTTATCTTTTTTTAGAATTGTTGGTATAGATGGCATAGATTCCGGTATAGATGGAACAACCACATCTTTTATACCACCTAGATTTGCACCGTGTCTTGTGTCTGGATTGGCGTATTATATAGCTATGAAAAGACCAGAGGTTGCGAATAGAGTTGCTCCCCTCAAACAGGAATACGAGTTTCAGTTTGAACTAGCAGCAGGGGAAGATCAAGATAGCTCGTCTGCTAGATTTGTACCATACAACACATTTTACGGAGGTTAAAATGCCACAATATAAAATTAAGTCTGGGGATACACTGTCTCAGATAGCAAAGAAAAAAGGATTTACATTAAAACAATTAATGGCCGCAAATCCAAATATAACAGATGCTAACAAAATTAGAGCAGGTGCTAATTTAAAATTACCTTATGCTGCATCGAAAGTTGGCAGCACAAAAAGAACAGGTGCAACAGTTGGCGGAAGCACTAAACAAAGCCCTTACAAAGGTATGACTAAAACACAAATGGCAAATCTACAGCCTAAAAAGAAAGGCACAGTAAAAAAAAGAAAAGTGGCAATGACACCGCCTCCTACACCTAAGATGAAGCCAAAAAAGGCTATTGATAGAATGAGAAGAAAAAGACTTTACTCTACTAAGTCACCATCATTAGGGAGAAGATAATGCCAATAGTATTTGAAGGAATGAATAAAAAGACTAAGAAGAAAAAGAAAGAACCAAAAGGCGGTGGGCCTTTAATGACACCCGGTCAAAAAAAGATGCTTGATAAACAAACAGGCAGAGGAAAACCTATGGAAGCAATGGGTGGTGGTATGATGAAGAAAAGGTCCATGAGTTACGCAGGTGGTGGATCTTTAAAGCCAGTTCCAGAGGGCAATAAAGGCAAGGGTCTTAGCAAATTGCCTACACAAGTTCGTAACAAAATGGGCTTTATGAAAAAGGGCGGCAAGGTCATGAAAATGCGTGGAGGCGGAATGGCTTCTAGAGGTATAAGTTTTAGGATGAGATAAAAGTTAACGGTAACTTATAGTGTCGAGATTAATATGTAATTTACCTGCAATTAATTTATGGGTAAGAAAAGAATATTTAAGAGATCATGAAGATGGTCATGGTGAGTTTGTAAAAGGTGTTTGGATATCTTGCAAGTCTTTGCCGGGCAGAGCTTTTTACTTTGAAACATACCTACCAGAGTATGGTGCAATGTTTGACAAGTTACCGATAAGTGCATTTGTCAGTGAGCCTAAAACACCCAATCCTGATTTACCTTTATATAACCTACAGTTTTGGAATTGTATGGATTATAATGTAACCTGCATACAAAAACAGTTTATAGGCTCTATGAGCTATGAAGTTTACACAAGAGATGCAGGGTCAGTAAAAGGATCTTATGTGGCAACGCTTGATAATTATCATGGTGACATAGATACAGTTGACTTTAGCACTAGCGAAACGCCAGAGGAGCATAAGTCACATAATATTATAGAGTTAGAGAACGGTCAGTATTGTTTGTATCCCAATAACAGAACCAGAATATACGATAACAGCTTAACACCTGCAGAACCATTAACGCCTGATTTTAAAGTTAGTACATATTATTATCAGGTAGAAAACGAGAATAAACTAGAAAGATTTGGAGATAGCGAAGAATATTTCTATAAATCAAAGAAAGAAAAATAATGCCTTATTCAGTTGGTAAATATGCATATGGTATATGTGATAAAACAGGATTTAGATATCCGCTTAGGGAGCTAATACCAGAGATTAGAAACGGTGCCAAAACTGGTATGATGGTTGGGTATGATGTAGTTGACCCAGATCATCCACAAAATCATTTAGGTAAATTTAAAACTGATGACACTCAGTCATTATTAAATGCAAGACCAGATAGAATAGAGCCTGCAACAGAAAGGCTGTTATTAGTTAATCCTTTTACAACTGCTGCTGCAGGTGGAGGCAGCACTGTGGTCACAGTAACAGAGAAAGACCACGGTAGATCTACATCAGACACAGTAAGATTTAGAAACTGTTTAGGTTTTGATGGATTGACAGCGGCAAACTTTAACTTAGC